TTTAGTTTTGTCTTTTATATCATATCCCTTTAAAAGTTGAACTTCTAAATCTACATATCCATCATCTTTATATGTATAAAATATATTTTCATAGTTTCTATCTAATGCTGGTTGTATTGCAGCCCAACCTATATTTGCATTTTCTATTGCTAATAATGCATTATTCCATTCAGTTGCAACAGTTACTAACATATTGCCAAAATCTTTTGGTGGAAGTTTTCCTTTGTATTCAGCTACTTGAGTAATTGTCTCTACGTCTATAACATGAAATGTTGACCAATCAGCTCCATCTCCACGTGCAACGTCTGCTACAACAATATAATTCTTTGAGTAATCTGGATATTCCCATATCCAATAACCATTATCAAATCCACGCTTTTCTGCAGGCTCTTGACATCTTGATTCAAACTCTTGTAATATTAATCCGTCTACTACAGTATGTCCAGAAGATATAAAATCACAATCACATTCTTGAGCTGCTCCTCTTTCACCTAATAATTTAGTTTGATCATTTCTCCAAGATTGATCACGCTCTGGGTGCAAATTCCATTGTAGCTTAATCGTTTCAAATCCATTAATTCCATTTTCAGCATCTACCCAAGTTTGATGAAACCAATTACCAATGCCATTAGGAGTTGATAATACAATTGCTCCTCCACCAGTAGATAGCGTAGCTTGAGATGCTACCCATATCTCTTCAATATTTCTAATAAATGCTGCTTCGTCAACTATTAATAATGATAATGCTTCAGAACGTGCTCCAGTAGATGAACTAGAGATTGCTTTAATTTCTGATCCATTTGCAAATTTTAATGATAATTTATTATTAGTAATAATTTGAGTTTTTAACCAACTAGGCAAGTTCTCATTCATTATTTGAACTTTACTTACTAAGTTTTTTGCTACGTCTTGAGTGGTTGCAATAACTAATACATTAAAGTCTTCGTTAAATAACATTGACCATAATGCATAACCAGCTGATAATGTTGAGATACCTAATTGACGTGATTTAAGAATTACATTGTAACGGTTATTTTGTAATGTAGATAACGATTCTTCTTGAAATGGAAATAAGTTAAATTTTATTTTTCCTTTAATAGGATGTTGTATGTAACAATATTTACGCATAAAATATACGGGATCATTCGCACATTTTAAATATTGCTCTTGTACTATCTGTTTTATTTTTTTTTCACTCATTGAACAACTTCAACGATCATCTTCCCGGTGAATAGCGTAGTTAATATACCTGTTCCAAACCATATTATTTTATGATCATACCATTTTGGGTTTAAATATTTTTCTCGCTCTATATACAAATTTATATTTTCGTTTAATAGTTTTACTTTTGTATTTGTATATATTAATTCTATAGAATCTAATCTTATAACTGTTTCTAAATCAGATATTAATGTTTCTTGTTGAGAAATTATTTCATTATTAATAGAATCCATATAATATAATGAATCTAATGTTTCTGAAATATCAATAATTTCTTTGCTTGTAAAACATGTATCTACCATTTGTCCAAAACTTATTAGAGGACATATTAATAATATAATAAAAATATTTTTCATTTCCTAGTTCTTTTTCTAATATTTGCTGCAGCTGATTTAACTGCTTCTTCTTTAGACTTTACTACTTTAGCTTTTTTTGGAATTGGTTGAGTTTTTAGTTTTTTTGTTGTTTTTAGTTTATTTTTTGTTGTTTCAACTTTTTTCTTAGCAACTTGTTTTTGTTTTTTAACTTCTTCAAGTTGTCCATCTAATTTATTAATTGTTTTATTATTATTGTCAATTTTCTTTTTTGCCTCATTAGCTTTTTTAGAATTATTTTTTGATAACATAAAAAATATTCCAACTATTCCAGTTAAAATACCTAATATAATTTTCCAATATTTTTTAATCATTACTTGCCTTTTCTTTATTTAAATTTTCTAAAAAGTTTTCTTTGAACTTTGCAAATTGTTTTTCTACTTTTTCTTCAAACTCAGTTGGAGTCATTTGTGCATCCCATGTTTCCATTAATCCATCTGAATTTGTTACATATTGTTGTTGCTCAGTATATGCTTGTTTTAAAGCTTTAACATCCTCTTCTGCTCTTTTTAACCATGCTTCAGCATTATTTTGTATACGTTTTTTTTCATATTCTTCATATTTACCAGTAACACGAAGTTTATGTTCCATTTCTATAACACAATCATAACACATACCATGAATTGTTTGCATTTTTTTATCTAAATGATTATGAGTAGATTTACAACAATCTTTTCTACAATTTGGATATGAGTTAAGATGTTTTCTAACTTCTTGTGCTATTGAGTTAGCTGGTTGTTTAACTCTAAATCCATTTTTTTGTTCTATTCGATAAAGAGTATTACCAATTTTTTCTTCCCAAACATCTCCAATTTCTCGGCGTTTATTTTTTTCTGCTTTTTGTTTAGCATCAGAAAATCCAATTGTTTTTTTAGTTTGGAACTTGTGCGTTCCGGCAATCATTTCTTTGACTGCTTTTATATTTTGTAACTTTTTTGACATAATTTTAATTTATTTTAGCAACTGCTTTATCAATTGCTCGTTTTAATAACATTAGTTTTCCAATTTGTCTTTTTCTATCATCATCTGCTGTTATTTTATTTATAACACTCATAATAGTTTTCATTTGTTGTACAATATTTGGTTTTTGTTCTAGTGCTTGTATAAACTTTGCAATTCTATCATCGCTACCACCGGTGGTAGGTGCTTCTGCTTCTGGTTCAGCTGCTGGCTCTGCTTCTGGCTCTGCTTCTGGCTCTGGAGCAACTTCTGGCTCTGGAGTTGGTTCTGCTTCTGGAGCTGGTGCATCTGCTGGTTCTGCGGGAGCTTCTGGAGCTGCAGGTGGCTCTGGTGTGTCAGCTACTGGTTCTTCTTCTTCTTGCTCATTTGTAATTGTATTTAAAGCTTGTTCAGATAAAAATTTAGTTACTTTTCTTTTAACAATTTCACGAACTAATTTTTCTTTTTGTTCTTTTGTTAATTTTTTTATTTGTGACATATATCCTCCATCTTTTTGAGCTAATGTATCAATTAACTCTTCTGCATCTTCTTCTTGATTTTTAACAAATACCTTTAAAGTGTTAGCAGGACGTTTATCATCTCCGTCTTCCATTTGTTTTGTAACATATGTATTATCAGCATCTTTTACATCTGGTACCATTGTTTCATTATCAAGTATGTCATCATACTCTACTTTTCTATCTACATTTGGCATTGGTTCGCCAGATGCATTTGGTACCATACCCTCTACGTCTTTGTCTAACGTATAATCTTTTAAATCTTTTCTAGATTTGTGTTTTTCATTTTTTGGTTGTTTATATTTAGCCATTTTTATATGTCCTATTATTTAATAATAAATATCATCTAGAATACTTTAACGTTCCTAATATTTGATTTATAGGTGCAAATGCACCTGTTAATTTATATGTATTACCGCCGTATGTGAATACAATTCCTTCTACTGGTACTATTTTCTCAAATCCGCCTAGTTGTTTAATACGTTCTAATTGCTTTTTTAAAAGATCCATTTGGCCAATATCTCCAGTAGATCTAAGCTCACGTATTATTTGTGCAATTTCTTTTCTTATTGATTGTACAGCTGCTGTTGGATTTGCTGCTAAGAAATTAGATGCATTTTTCATTATCTCTGCACCTAGCTTTAAAAATATAGATTCAAATGGCTCGAGATTTTGTTTTTGATATAGTTTAAAATCTTTTTTATCAAATACTGTAACCCATTCTACAAATTCTGGATTAGTTATTTGTTTTTTAATTTTAACAATTGAATTTGATTTGTCATTAAATGACCATCTAGTAACTAATTGATCTATAATTTCTTCTGGAATATCATATCCTACTTTAGATGCTTTTTCTTTTATAAGATCTCTCCACCAAGCTTTATGATATGTTGATACAGAATCAGTATCTTTTAAATTATACTTGTCTCGTAATTGATCTAATTCATTAAATAATGCATCTTGATAATCTTGAAAATTTTCTACAGCTCCTATTTTAATTTTTTGAGGAGGTATTAAATTAAATGTATTTTGCATATCTGCATTTGCATCTGTTACAGCTTTTTGTACTACATTTCCTCCATCTAGATCTGTTTGCACGACATTTCCATTTTCATCATATTCAACTAAATTATGAAATTGTAATACTGCTATTTCATATGCTATTACATTTTTTGTATCTGGATATATAATTTCCATATTTGCAAATACTTTTCCATTTTGAAAAATATTTTGTAATTGTTCTGGACTAATTTTTTGAAATGCAGCTGCTAAATCATTGCCTGCTTCACCAAATGCTGCAGATATAGGTCCTCTATTAGCAAATTTAGCTTGTAATCCTTTTACTGATAATGGATTTTTTCGTTCTGTTTTATTTCTAGCAAATTTAACTTCGCCGTCTTTAAATGTCATAAATATATTTTGTCCGTCTGTTTTTTCAGTAACAGCTGATTCTATATCTAATCTACCTTGTAACCCACGCTGAATCATTTCTTTGAAGTCTGCAAATGATAATGATTGTGATCTGTTTTTATCAAATGGATGTGACATATGTCCGCCTAATCCACCTTCATTTAAATATTTTGTACCAAATACTGTTTTAGGATATTTATCAAAATTATAAACAAATCCATCTTCAGTGTCTTGTTTGTCTAATGCTTTTCTTAATTTTTTAATTTTTTTAGAATGTGCTTGAGAACCTTTTGGTGTCATATATCCACCATCTTCAAATAACTCATTTGCATCTGCTTCTAATTCTTGTAAGAACCATTCTTGTATATCAATTGATTCTTTATTTATTTTATCTCCAGCTTTTTTTGCTGCTTTGTATGCTTTAGATCCTTTTTTAGCTGGCGTACCTCCACGTTTTCTTTTTGCACGAATATTGGCCCATAGACCATCACCTTCTCCCATTACATCTCCATATGTTGGAGCTCCACCAAGCATTTGCCAAATATTTTTTATTATAGATTCATCGTAATTAGGATAACTTGCTTTAAATTTACTATATGCATCTGCATTTAATGCTGCTCTTACTGCAGATGCAGAAATTGCATTGCCGTCTTTATATTTTAATGGATCAACAGAAACTGTTAATTCTATAGCATCTACACCAGCTGGTATTTTTCTTCCTGATCTATCGCCAACTGTCTTATATTTGTCTATATTTGGTAAAAATGATTTAACACGAACATAATCATCATCTTTTTCAGATGCAGCTAATGCAAATTGACCTTGTGTATCTTCTGGTAATTCAAAAAGATATTCATATGCAGCCATTATTGGAGAATTAAAATTGGTAGGTTGTATTTCAATGTTTGTATTTTTATTTAATAAATTAAACATTTTAATACTTGTATCTCTAGTTATACCATCTCTTTCTTTTGGCCCTATTAACATGATTACTTTATCAACATTTGGGTTTTGTGCGTATCGTTGTGCAAGAGCCATATGTGCTCCTGTTATAGGCTTAAAGCCTCCTGGAAATAATACTGTTACGTTCTTCATTTTATATAAATATTCCTTTATAATAATTCATGATATTTTTAGCAATTATTAACTTCTGCAACTGATCCAGCTCCACCTTCATCTGAATTTATAAATACAGCTTGATTAGATTTTGATCCATATGCTTGTCTATAATATCCATTTCCTAAAGGATTACTTGTACCATTAGTTGTATATATTTTATCTCCTACTACCACATAGCTATTTGATCCATCATGGTACATTACTGCATTAATACCTTCTTCTCCTTCGCATGCAGCACCGGCACCTTCAAAGCTACCTCCTCCCGATGTTAATATTGTTATAGATGTTAATGAAGGAGCTGCCGTTGTTGCTTGAGATATTGTTGAGCCTTGTCTTTCACCTAATGCATTTATAGCATACCCTGTTATATAATATGTTGTGCCAGCAGTTAAACTGGCTTTTGCTAATGTATATGCTCCTGTTGTTCCTGCTACTGAAGTTTTTGTATTTGATGCATAATTTGCATTTGTACCAAAATAAAAACCTCTTTGTGTTATTCCTCCAATTATGCCACCGTCTGCAGTAACGTTAGCATTACATGTCATACTAGTTTGAGTTACTGAAGATGCTGCAGATGTTGTTGTTGACGGATAGTCTTTGTTTGCCATGGAATTTAAGTTTAAATTTCCACTTGATGGATTTCCTATTGCATAGGTGTCAATCATAGTAAATAAACTTATATTGGTTATAGTTTCATAACTTCCGGAAGTTGCAATTCCTTGCATTGATATATTGTCACTACCGACTGGCATTATTTAATCTTCTTTTTTAATTCGTCTATTTGTGTTTGTTGATCTTTAACTGCTTCTACCAGAACAGCTATTATTTTTTCATAGTCAATAGTTTTATATTTGGTATCTGCATCAGTACCTTTCATTATAGGTAATTTTTTCTCGGTGACTATATCTGGAAGTACTTCTTCTACTTCTTGTGCAATCAATCCTATATCTTGTTTACCTTTTTTCTTGCCGGCATTCCATGTATATGAAACTCCTCTCAAAGATTTTATTTTGTCTAACGCTCCACCAATTGTTATTATATTATCTTTTAATCTAGAATCAGATATAGTAGTAGATGATGCTATAACATCTCCATCTGCATGAAAGTCTCCGTCAGATTCAAATCTAAATTCATTGGAGTTATTAATATATATGTCCGCTCTAGTATTGTTTGTAAATGAAATATAATCTGTGCTATCAGCTCCTATTTTACCAGCCGATCCTGCAAATAATCCTGTTCCTGTTAATGTTCCGGTACAACTTGTGTTTCCACTATCTCCAGCAATTGTTAATCTAGCAGTT